CCATTTGATCCTGATCCATTTAGAAGCGCATCATCAAGTTTTGTGTGATAAGCGCGTAGCAAATCTGCTAATACAATGTTTTCAATATTGTATCCGCGTAGTAATGCTTGTTTTGAAATGCTGTTTTGTCCAGCGATTGTATTTACATTTACTGTCAGTGTTGTGTCATCAGGATCAGTGCTTACTGCGGCAGTGTTTTCTGATGTTTGATAAGCCACATTTGTGCCAGTTGTAATACGGCTAATGACCACGGACATGCCCTGTGAAGGTAGTGGATGCTTGCGTGCGGCATCAGCAAACGGCCTACCGGCGCGTGCTAATGGTGCATATAGATCAACTAGATACTGTGGTACTACAAGGCCTGCAAAGTTGCCTGAATCAGATGCACGCTTTTCAACTGCCATTTCTTTTTGGTGGCGTTGAATACGCTCTGATGCTTCATAATCATTTGCAAATTGTGCTTTTAGTGCATCACCTAAGAATTTATCTGCGGTGCGCTCTGAGTAAGTTAGTTCTTCGCGTGTAACAGTAAAGCCACCTGCGCGTACTTCCTTCTTTGGCTCAACATTCGCATCAACCTTAGCGGCCAAATCTGCGGCCTTCTGATTGCGAATTTCAATATCTGACATCTGCTCAATTCTTTCATCCAACTTTTTGATCTCCAAGTTAAGGGCTTCAACATTAGCCAACTCAACTTCTGACAGATCGCGTGCTTCTTCTGCGGCACGGTCTAAGGTTGATTGAATTAGAGATGTCTTTGTTTCGCGCTTCTCTCTTAGAGAAGTAAGAAATGTATTTGACATAGTTCTCCTATTAGTAGTTTTTGTAGTGAGAAGGTGTGACGCGCCAATATTCGGGGTCAGGTGTTCTACGACTTGTGCTGATTATATCTCTTTTTTTAATTTTTTTAGTATTTCCAACGCCGTGTTAAATCTTGTTTTTTCTTCAACTACTTCATTGGTTTCATTTCGGTTTTCACCGTATTCTGAAATGTTTATTGCGGTTAGTTGATCATCTGCCTGAGCTTGGGTTTTGTGGCAACCCATTAACTCATTAGTATCAGTTTTTACAACCGCATACCCTTCACAATCCGGATGGCTACTTACTACGCTGTATGGCATCTAATATCTTCCTTGCTTCATCTAATCTAGGGGTTAATTTTGGTTGGCCTTCACGCATACCAGTAATGCTTGCCATTTCACCATAAGCACCAAAGGTAACAAGTGATACTTCTGCCAAATGAGCTTTTAATCTTTCCATTACACCATCAGGCCTTTTCTTGTTTTTGATTGGCATAAATCCAACACTTAATTGATCTAGTGCGCCATCTTTAACTAATTCTAATGCTTCATCACCTTCACGCGTTTTTGAAATTTTAAATTCAGCATAAAGCCCATCATCTGTTTCTTTTAACAATGTGGCGCGGCCTAACACATTATTTTCGCCATGACCCCTAAGAAGTTTAACGCGGTGCGGTGCTTTAATAACTTCTGAAAAAACACCTTTTCTAAAAACTTCAACCATAGTGCTAGTTATGCGTTGTTCTTTGTTGTATGGCACGGCAATGCCAAAAATGGTGCGGCCATCACTGTTGGCACGCAACTCTAAATTTACAGAGTAATTTCTGTTTTCCATTTTTTCTTCAGACATAGTTATTATCCTCTACTGTATCTTCAACATCATCTTGTAATGAAGTTTCAACTTCAGGGTTCATATCTTCTTCGTGATCCATGGGATCAAGGTTTTCATAATTTCTTACTTCATCAACAGTTAAAAATCCATTAGATAAAGCTACTGCATAAGCATCATATCTACTTGCCGTATCAGTTTTTAATAGTGATTCATATTCAAATGCCGCAACCTGACCCCGAACAAGTAAATCAGAAAATGCCGCTTCTATTCTTTCGGCTATTGGTTGGATTGACCATTTGACCAATTGTAAATTTTCTTGTTCAACATTTGAATAAGTACGGCTTGAATTAGGTGAACCTAAAAAGTAAGGCGGCAACCCTAGGATGTTGGCCGCCTCGGTTAATCCGGCTGTTTGTGCCTCAACTAATTGAGATTCAGCCGCGTTGCTACTTAACACTTCAAAGTCAGTAGATGAGTTCATAACCACAGGTGATCTGTTGCGTGATGAATACATTGCCATCCACGCGCTCTTTAACGCATCCGCTTCTTCTTGTGTTAAATCCGGATTAGCCGATTTGATAACAGCAGTAGGATTTACGCCACCATCAAAATATCTTGCGGCGTATTCATTGATTGCAATTTCTTTACCTAATGCTTGTTTGGCAACGGCAAGAATACCTTTACCTACCAAATCACCAGGCATTGTAAAATTTTTAATGTGCATAATTTCTGATTGATCATAAGATTTTTCATCAATCTTGTAAATAACACGGCCATTCTCTTTTGCTACTTGCACGCGGTCAGGTGATACAGGATAAATTGAATCAGGTAATCCATTAGCACCCGGTTCACCTAACACTGCAATATAATTACCATGAACAATTAAAGCGGCGGCCATTGCGCTAATTGTTTCCATTCTTGTTTCATTTGGCACTGGGCGCATCAATATTTGTGGTGTTGGCACTACCTTGCGTTTGTTACGGTATGCGCAAAGTGGTAAAGCACCAATAGCATCACTAATTAAAGTTATACCGCGATAGATTGCAGGTATGCCTAATGCAGTATTTTGATCTACATAAGTACCAGCCCAATTGCCTTCAAAGAATCTACCAACGCGACCTAATGAATCAATATAACCCTGTGATGTATAAACCATAGAAGGTTGTATTTGTCTTTTGAGCAATCGGCCTAACATTATTTACCTCTGTTTTCCAAAGCAATTCCAAATAAAATTAAAAATGCACCCGATAATGTTACCGCTATTAAAGGGTTAATTGTTGCGACACCTGCAATTATTATTAAACAACCTGTAACCTGTAAAACTGATGGTATGTATTTCATTAGTAGATTTTACTCCTTGCAACGGGCTGATCTTCTATTTTTGTTACTACACCATAGCGTGCCAGCGTAACCGCTACAAGTGGCGTGATGTTAGTTGTACTTTGGCGATTCCATGCCCAGGAATCACCCAATGGCCGTTTAGTTGAACCCATAATGGCTGTCTTTAAATTAGGATCATCTAAATGGCATATAGTTTTAGCTTGTACTGCATCATAAAATGAACCACAGGCCATAGCGTAATCACGCAAATAAATAGACATAACGCCTATATTTTCCTTTTCCAACTCAGCTATAAGTGATGCCGCCGGTGATCCAGTGTCAATTACCACTTTTGTGTTATATCTCTTACATAATTCAACTAAGCGTGGCAATACCCATGATGTACCTTCTTTACACTCAATTAACTCAACCGGCGTAAAACCTCTTACTAAACCTGATGCACCAATAGAAGCCTTGTCACGCTCACGCGATATATCCACGCCAAACACAATCTCATTGCCTACTGCAATATCTGTTCTAGCCAAAGAATCCCACAATTCAGTATTGATCACTTGTACTGCATCCCTAGATGGCCAAACATTCAACCATTCCTTTGTAAATATCTCAGGGCTGTTAGTTGTTGCCGCTTCTTTGACCGCATCTAGCAATACGCCTTTTTCTTCATGCAGTGAAGGTATGGCCTGATACCAAACTTCTTGATCCATGTAGTCAAACTCATCTGATGATGGACACCATTCAAACCATGCAAGTTTGTTTTGGGGTTCAGCTATTTCACGGTGGCCTATTTCCCGATAATGTTCTAATAACTCAGATTCTCCTGGCCTGCCAGCATTAGACAAAATCCACAATTGGCCATTGCGCTTTGTTGCAAGTGTTGGCTGTAAGTTAGCAATAAGTGATAGTGGATGGGTCAATGCTTCATCAATAACCATCAAATTTAAACTAAGGCCGCGTGCGCCTTTATCGTTAGGTGTAACAATTCCATAAGTTGAGCCATTACGCATGTATATCTTTTCACTGCCATTAACCCTAGATACCCTAGCAATGCGTTTTGCA